TGCTCATAGTGAGGCCACTTCCTGCGACGGCGCAATAGGTTCATGTCATACATCAGGCCAGCTTCAACATCGACCCATGCCACGTGATAGGCATAGCAGCCGGTGAAGAACTTAGTAAGCCGGCCAGAAATACTTTTTGTATTAATGATTATTGCTATTTTCATGGGATATATACCTATTATTACGCAATTTCGTATGAACAGTTAATGCTTAAAATGTCATTTGTTGTAACACTAAGACTAGGTGATACCCCAATCACATTAGTTGCTAATCCACCAGAAAAAGTGCGCAATGTTGTTGCAGTATCAGCAATGGCTATCCCATTATACCAACCAACGCCACTATCCAATAAGGAACAGTTTCCAATAATTACATTGTTACCATATTCCATTGGATTCAAAATAGAAGGCCATCCACCTATAATAATTCCAGATCCAGCTGTTCCAGACGTTACTCCTGTAAAAGTTACTTTAATTTTAAGGAATGCAGTAGAGCCAATTATTCTATATTTTGCATATTGGACTGTAAATGTTGGGGTTACTCCTTGCAAAATAGTCGGTGAAAAAGAAATCCAATGTTCTGTGCTACCGGGCTGGTTACCAGAAATTATCTTATCTGTACCAGTTCCACCATCTAATAAATTACCAATTAAGTTATCACCAATCTTATTCCCGTTAATTATGTATCTATCAGATGATCCATAAGCTATATGTATTCCATAAGTCTGTGTTTTTACTGGTTTATCATCATAACAATTATTACCGCAAATACTGAATTCTTGTAAATTTGAAGCTACAGCAATAGCCGCACCAAGACAATTTTTAATGGTGTTATTTGTTACTTCATTTCTTGAACCATACTGTAAAACTATGCCAGTTGATTTTTGCCCTACTATGGTATTTCCCGTCACCTTTGTATGACCATTTATCTCCATACCGGATGCAGCAGTGCTGCCGCTAGGGCCTAAATAATTATTTGATACAATGTTCATTGCGGCATCTTGTGCCATCATGCCGCAAGCAATCTGACCACCACCTGTTGGTACAGTTTGTATATGGCAGTTTGTTATATAGTTACCATCAATAATCGTGCCTATCCCAGTAACAAAAATTGCATTTGTTCTCCAATCTCTGAAATAGTTGTTTCTTATTTGAATTCCTTCAGTTGTGTCAACAAGTCCCCAGATTGCGTCTAATGATCCTACTGTAGCAGAACCTATACCAATAAAGGAGGAATCTATTACCTTACACCTTGTTCCATATGAGGCTACATCCACCCCACGGGCGTTAACATTTTTAATCTCACATCCCCGCATTACCGATTCATAGTTCATTACAACTTCCATTGCAGTAAAGCCAGTATTATTTGCTTGATTCCCGTCGATAGTTAATTCGAGTAGATTTGCTCCAGCAAAGCCAGGCCCAAAACCCCCAAGAGTTATAAATGTCGTATTTGGAACTAGTGGGCCGTGCTTAATAGTAGTACGATCTTTCCCTTCACCAAAGGCACCAAATTTAAATATGTGTGTTTCTTGTAATAGGTATGCGCCAGCTGGGATAAACATTGTACCAACTAAAGATGCAGCATGAAAAGCGGCACTATCATTAGTTACCCCATCACCTACTGCGCCAAAATCTTTGACATTAATAATAGTCATTTATAACCTCGCTGCCGCTGTATATGTAAGTTGGAACCATGCATTTATATTTGTTGCATTTGTTGTTTCATAAACACCAACCTCTGAAATAGTTGTTCCAAAATCTACTGGAGTACTATCAAAAGAGGCACCTGTAACATGGGTATAAACCATTGTTGGCACTGCTCGTTTAGTTACTTTAAAAGCTTGAGTACATCTAACATTTATACCAGTTACAGAATTCATTTGCCTTACTACTGATCCAATTTCAAAATATCTTTGACATCTTGCAAGCATGTCATTATAGTTTGCATGCTCATAAGAGGTCGAAACTGATCCTGCCTCAAGCTGGTGTCCTGAATATGTAATATATCCAGTTGAGTTAGTTAATGATCCAGTCGTATATTCAATCGCTATTCCAAGCTTTGCATTAGCTCCAGCATTAAAAGTAAATGAATAGGTGGCTTGTGATGCAGTCGCGCTAATTGAGCCTGTAGCAATCTGCGTTTTAGTTGAGAAGGTATCCTCAACTGTCGCATAGTATGCCGTCCATGTTACTGTTCTTGCAACATCGCAGATTATTCCTACTTTCACAGCAACATTACCAGACTCTAAAAATGCAACATCTTTACCCTCAATTCGTTGACCGTGAAGTGTTGTAGTTGGGCCGGTTGCTCCTGCTGATAATTTATAAGCATATCTAAATGGTGCAGTTCCTGATATACGTTGAGCCGTGATGTTCTGGCCAGTTGATTGTGTATACCATTGGTCAATTCCATAATTAATTGCTGCGCCAGCGGTTATAGTATGAGATGTATCAGCATTAACCTGTGATACTTGATACGCGCCATTTACATATTTATTCCGGCCTACAGTTTGAGATAGTGGAACTGCATGAGTATCTGCTGTTGCTGTGGCTACTTCAAAAACTTCAGATGAAGAACCATTAATAGAAGCATTTGCAGCTAATGCGCCAGTTGCCAAGTCAGATAAAGTAATCCAAGCACTATTTGCTGCATTACGTTGCTTTAAAAATCCTGATATTGTGTCTGCCCAAAACATATAAGAATACATAGTTGCTGGCTCAGTTGCAGAGCTATTCTGGCTTACTATTGCTTGAAATAGATTATTCAGGTCTGTTCGTGCATCAGAGCCTACTTGGTTAGCTAAAATATAATCATGGGTTGACATAATAATCCTTGTATTTCTTAAATAATTAAATTAATATTCGTTAACTAAAGGAGCGAATACATGAAAATTTTATTTCTTACACTTGCCTTATTCTCTATTACTACTCATGCCGATGAATGGCGTGAGTCTGACACTTATCGTGAGGCAACTTACCAAGTCCTTAATGTGATTGACTGGGGGCAGACTCGTTATATTGCCGAGCACCCTGAACGATATAGAGAAAAAGGTGCAGCATTTTTCATAGGTGAATATCCATCTATTGGAACTGTTAATAACTACATGATAGGGTCTGCCGTTCTTCATCTTATCGCTTCTAACTATCTTCCACATAAATGGAGAGAAGCATTCCAATATGTAACAATTGGTGACAAGTTAAATGCGACTATTAGTAATTTCAGTGTTGGCATAAAAGTATCATTCTAGGGTCTTAAAATACAACCACTCATAAATGTTGATGATGCACCAAATGAAATTACTGGATCAGTACCTGTAATCCATGCAAATAACTCTAAATAATCTGTTGAACCATTCATATAAACTATACATGATCCAACACTTTGCAAAACATTAAAGCCATAAGACGGTGATGTTATTTGAGTTCCTCTAACATATGCAGAACCATTTTTATATAGCATTGATAGCGCAATAGTAGCTGTAATTCCTGTCGCTTGAAGATAAGCGCCGAATGATATTGAATAGTAGCCAGCAACCGTAGGGGTAAATCTATAATTTGTCGTTGAATCAAAATTTGAGTTTGTATCAAACAATTCAGCACTTAGAGCAACTTTTGTATATGTTGACGATGCAATTGTTTGTGCTGTAGTAGGCAAATACGCAGAAAATGCAACTGTTCCACCAGATAGATTTGCTGCATCGCCAGATATACTAGCTCCTAAAGTATTTGTAGATGCATTATAAGTCAGGCCAGCATCTGTAGCAGGTGCAATCTCGCCAGTCTGAGATGTCGCAAGCATCGGCCATGTTGTTGTATCCGCAGCAGCATCGGCAACTGTAACGCCAGCAGCAGTGCCTAACCATTTACCAGATGATAAGTTTAGTAAACTAACCCACCCAGAGTTAATAGCATTCCTTTGCTTTAAAATACCAGTTGTTGTGTCAGCCCAGAATTGATATGCAAAGGTTGTTGTAGGCTCAGTTGCGCCTGAATTTTGGCTAATGATTGCAGCTAAAACATTGTTTAAGTCGCTTCTAAATGCAAGCCCTGCTGCATTTGCTAAATCGTAGTCATGTTGGCTCACTGTATTTCCCCTTATGCCGGTATTTTTATTGCAACTCTCAATTGATGGAGTTCAATATTTTGGTTTGGATCGTTGCTTGATAAAATTGCTTTAAATTTTGCATACCGACAGCTAAAATCGGCAACCATAAAAGGCACCCATGCGCTATATGTAATGTCGTCATCCGAGACAGAAGCATATACTGTTGCATCTGTGCCATTAATAGAGTCTCCATCGAATGATTCCCATGTATCAATATTTGATAATCTAGCATCAATTGTATCAGAAACTGATACAGAAAGTGCTTGCATAATTATGTGAAAACGCCTAGATGCAACAGTTGTTAGATCGACAGTAGCATCAAATAAATATGTCCCCGTAGAAGCTACGCCACCCATGTAATCAATTTCTCCCCACGAGTCCATTAGAGGCATATCATCCCATAATGTTGTACCGCCAAGTTTAAGAGCGTTGTTATCAACAAACACACTTGTTTTACTTCCTGTAAATGTAGGATCTTGGGTAGTCGTTGTAACAGTTGTCCACCCTGTCATTAATGCTTCAGTAAGTACAAATGATGCTTCTGTCGCACTGTAATGGCCTGTAGAGTCCTTAAACTTTGCGTAATAAGTACCAGTAGCCAAACTAACTATTGCGCTTGTTGCATCGCCGTTAAACTGTCCATCTGGGATGATAAAAGACTGCTCCCAGCTTGCGCCAGTAGTTAAAGGGCAGAATCGTATCTCAACATCACCACCTATTTTTACATCAAGATCAACCGTTTTATCCCATGAGCAAATAGCAGAGCCGTTAAAAGGCTTGATTGTTAATCCAGTCACATTGCCAGGCGCTGATACAAGGCCGTAAATCGTGAACGTTTTTACAGGTGTATATTCACTTTTGATATATAAATGATTGCGTGCTCTAATTTTTAGATCATACTGCCCGTCTGCAACGTCTAATATTTCAACAGATTCAGATAATGAAAATATTGTTTTTGTATAGTCAGCATCAAAATATGATTTATAGGTTATTTCATAGTCCAAAACATTAATGTCTGCTGGTGCATCCCACGTAACTACTGCCTTTACCTTTACGCCAGAGCTTCCGGTTGTCTCGTAAAGTTCTTCTGCAACTTGTATATTGCCGGGTATCCCAACGATAAAAGGATTTGGAAGATCAGTATTAGGAGTAGCATCTTCTTGTACTTCATCTAAAAAATCCCAGATTGACTCTGCATCCTCTTTAAGAGTTAATTTGATAGCAGATTCACCGCCGTAGCTTTTCTGCATTACGCGGTATATTTTAGATGTTTGCCCCAAGAATGAAGATGTAAAGGATACTCTATCACCTATTTTTAAAGCCCACGCCTTATATGAAAAGTCAGCAGTTATCGAAAATCCATTTCTTTGATCCTCAGTATAGATACGGCAAAGATTATGAATTCTCTGCTTCGTAGTAGTAAACATGAAGTCAATATCATTCCATAGCTCTGCACCATCAGCAGTTTGATATGATGTATTTTGATATGGGGCAAAGTCTGTAGGAACATATAGATTAAGAGAGTTTATGTATCTACCCTTAACCCCATTGAATAAATCAGCTTCTGACAGTCCTGAGTTATAGGTTAGATTACCAACTATATCGCTTTGAGATAGTGACATAACAGGCGCAATATACTTTCCTGCTGTAACTCCCCATGTAGTCGCTGTGATCGTTCCTGCCATTGCTTGGGCTAGCTTCTCCAGCATATCAGGCTGGGTGTCATCCGATGTAATCGTACCGTTACAAGTATACCTAGCCCCGATATTTACAGGCGTTGTGATATTTTCATCGCATACGTTAGCAGCCGCTATAAAGTCAGCTAATGGCAAGTCAGTCCAAGGAACTGCGCACATTTCAGACGTTAAGTAATCAGCAATTACTAATGCTGGATTTTCAGACCATACTGCCGTGTCATTAGGGTAAGATACATCGCGTACATCATGTAATTTCTTGCCACGTAAAAGAACTTCGATCTCAGGGCACCCCTGCTGAAAGTCTGGATAGTTTAAATTTAATGTCACTATCGTATAGCACATCCCAGATAGTTTTTTTGTTGCATCCCACTTTGTGGGTAGTTCTGATATAAGCGTTGCATCAGCAACCTGATCTATAGCGCCGAGATGTTTTAAAACTCTGACATATGCGACAGAAGTGTCATATTCATAATTGATTGTGTAATCAAGCGATGTCATGCCAGAAATAACATTGCCAGTTAATGTGTAAGTTAACTGCTCACAAGTAACAGGATTCTCTGCATCGCCACACGCGTAAAATATCCGCAATGTTCCTGCAATTGGTGTATGCAACAAGGTTATTCCTGTGCCGCTAACATACTCTATTTGTGCAGCACGACCAGTTGAAAAGTAATCACCTGTAGTTACATAACCATTTGAATCAAGTGTTCCAAGCGCACGTTTATTAATCCATACCTCTTCAAATGCATCACATTCATGAGCGGCATGAATACAGACAATGTGTTTATACTCATCTCTCGCACCACTGGTTAATGCCGCAACAATTGCAGAGCCTACACGCGCACGGCCATATACATATACATGTGGCGCATCGCTATCTGTAATTGTAGTTGTTCTATCTTTTAGGTCTGTTGGTGCAATAGATGGCTGATCCGGCTTTCCAAAGAACATATCAGCGACTTTTAGCGTGATGTATATCGGTAGGTTTACAATCGCCCCGATTAAAGATCCAGCAAGATCGATTACACTACTCATATGACCATGCCTCTTTAGCTAATAAACGGCTTCTATAAACTAGACCTTTGTCTGATACCGATACAACCTTTGACCCGCTGAATAAAAAAGCTATACCATCGATAACAGTTAAACATCCATCTTTTGCAAAATTAGGTTCAATGCGTTTGAAGTGATTATCAAATACGGCGATTAATCCACCGTTCTTTTTCATCAATCGCAATGCTTCTTTTTCATCTTTCCAGATTTTTGCAGGTAAGTATTTTTTACCAGTATCAATTTCAACCCATCCTACAGTAAACAAAACGCAATCATTCACTCCAAATTTAAAAGGCTCGTTCAATTTACTCAATATGTAATCATGCATCTTCATGACTGAAACCTTTTGCTTAACCAGACTTGTGAATCAGGGTTCCCAAGTAGATCGACAAGATAATCAAAGCCTGTATCAGTTGGATATTTTTGTTTTTGCTGGGCAGCGTTCAATCTCATTGCAGGCTTGCGCTTTAACCCATACGCGGATGTTTCACACTTCAATGATATAGATGCAGTTGTTTCACCTCTATCGCCATCTATCGAAGCCATCATTGTATCCATCGTTCCGCTCCAGCAAATTACCGGAGTATCTACAATTCTGAATTGCTCATCAAGTGGGCAGAAATATAATTCTGCATCAAGTCCACGATATTCACTAGTTATTCCAACTGATAGAGCTAGCCATTCAGGTTGTGCAATGTTAAGCGAAAAGGTAAGAGAGCTTGCAGATACACCCAAAGATTCATCTATCGAACTTATATTCCCAATAGCACCAAATCCAAGCCAATCATATCCTCCCCATGAAACTGTTTGTCCTAATGATGATAGCCTAACAGTTGCAGAAGCAAAATAAAACTCAACAAAGTAAGCAACCCGCGTTACTGGTTTTTCTAGCTCAATTTGTTGTGTTGAAGTTATTGTCATTAAGAACGCCAGTCTTCAATTAACTCTATTCCAAATCCGCTTGCTAATATTGTTTCATAATCCCAGCTTGCTTGTGATTGTTTCCTACGGAATAATGCTTTTGGCTTATCCCACGTTACTGATGCAGCTATCAAATGAGCATTCCTTAATGGAGGCTCAATGGCAACTGAAATAATCCCTGAGACATCCGCAGTTGCATCAGACATTACCATAACGACTTGCTGCGTCTGACCAGACCCCAAGCCAAGCAAATCACCAGCATTTAACGTCTTTGCAGCTTCACTTGCAGCGATTATTGATAATGTTGTATCACCTTGCGCGGCAGCGGTATTGAGTGTCATTGTGCCGCGCATCGTTCCACGTGGTGCCGTTCTGCCATGATTCCACAAAGCAAGCTGATTAGTCTGTCCACGCAATTGCATTAACAATGCTTGCCATGAGCCTGATTCACTTTCAAACATTGCAGGGCTTGATATAGTTACCTCCCAAAGCGGAGAAGATACTTCAACTCCTTGACTTCCAAAAATAGAATTAAAGGAAATATCAAGTCTAGTTTGCGCCCATGTTGATGAGTTAACTTTTAACGTTGATGGGAATGTAATCACACTCATGCTAACGCCCTTTGTCTTTTCAGTGTATCAACTAAGCGGGAATGTCCGTTTTCAATCATTCGTTGCACATCTTTCATTACCTGAATTCTATCTGATCTACTATCAATATTTATTGTCGTATTGTCAATAATACCACCGCCTCCAGAAACTCCATTCGATGCCATATCTCTAATGACATTAGCTTGTGCTGCTGGTAGTACCATTTCTTTTTCGTGTAGCTGTGTAAGTGGATTTACACCGGCAGGGATGTCAAAACCACCTCTAGCTGATGCTATTGAAGCCGTGGCAGCAGAAGTAACAAGCGCAGCAAATCCTTGCGCTGTGGCGCTTGCAGCAGCAGCAGCAGCAGGCGCTAATGCTGGACCGACAATAGGTATCGCAGCAGTTGATGAAAAAGCATTTAGACCAGACATTGCAACCATAGCCTGTGCCTGTGATGTCATTGTTGCGGCATATGCAATTTGAGTTGTTTTATCAAGAAGCATCTTTTGAATCTGCATCTTGATAAATGCAGATATAAAAGCATCGGCAATATTTAATGCAACACCTTTTAAGCTATCCTCAAGATTCTTACCATAAACAATTGCTTGCGAAATACTAGAGGCAATACCATCAACAGCTGCGCCCATAGCAGACTCAACAGCAGAGCTAGCCTCTTGCGATAGATTAACAAGCTTTGATTTAAAGTTATCGATTCCTCTGCTCATTGAATCTGCAAAATTAGCATCATTACCCATTGCACCTAATTGAATTGCAAGAACATCAAGACTTGTTGCCGTATCTGCATAAAGCTTATTTAGCTTTGATTGCGTCTCAATTATTTTTTGATCATTAGCATCTTTAGCGGATCCTTCTAGTGTTACAGACTTTAATGCTTCAAGCTCTTGTTTTAAACCAGTTTCTTGTGCTCTTGCATGGTCAAAAATAATTTTTATTCTTGAGTCATTATAAGTCTTTTCTGATATTAACCAAGCTTGTTTTTGTGCATCAATTATTTTTTGTGCATTAGCATAGATTGATATTTCCTGATCAGTACTCGCCTTAATATCAGCAAGTTTTTTATCTAAAGCAGACTTAGCTAATTTATCATCTTCGCCTTTTTTAGTCGCGCCGGTGAATGCTAATTTTCCTTTTGGCTTATTTACAGCTTCGCTTGTCTTCTCTACTATTTTTGCAGACTCAGTTCCGATTGACATTATTTTAGCTTGAAACCTATCAAGCTCTGCTCTTGCATCGGCGGCATCTTTTTTAACCATGTCACCAATAGCGGTAAACCCGTCAATATCCAATGTCGCAAGAGATACCAATTGCGCAGCTATAGCGCCTATCTCACGACCAACACCATTAAATACAAATGCAATTTCAGATCCGACGACAGTTATAGTTTGGAATATAACGATAAGTGCATTCATTGCACCTTTTAGAATTGAAGACGCACTAGCTGCAAACTCCTGATCTGAGGCAATATCTCTTAAAACACTTGTAAATGAATTTACTGTTGGTATTAAGTCGGTAGCTATAGCCTGCGCATAAAGCCCTATTTCAGCAGAAAGCTTTGCTTGACTATCAGCATAAGCATCTGCTAACTGTATTTGTTCTTCAGTAAGTATTTTCTGGCGGGAGCCTTCTTGACTTAACTCTTTCAAGAATGGTAATGCATCCGCTCCAGCATTTCCAAATAGCGCCATTGCTACAGCAGTTTTACTTGCGCCATCTTCAAAATTAGCCATTGCCTTTGCAACAGTTTCAATTTGATCTGTAGGATTTAACTTTTTGAATTCTGATATATTTAATCCGAGTGCAGTTAAAGCAGCCCCTGCACTCTTCGACTCGTCATCAACACCAGCAAGACCACTAGATAACTTTGTTGATAGTTTTGCAACATGACCCATACTGATGCCAGCAGTCGCAGCAGCTACAGCTAAAGAGGCTATATTCTCTCCTGTATCACCGATCTTCTCAGCAAGATCCTGAAAGTCTCCAGCCTGTTTAACAAGTTTATCAAACATGTAAATAGCGCCACCAAGAGCGGCAACAGCAGCAGCACCAAGCGCAATAAATCCAGACCTCAAGCTGGATATTGTTTTTTCTGTATCACGGTTTTTTTGTGCAAGAACTAAAGAACTATTAGCCGCCCTGAGTTGTTCATCAGTAGCACCCTTTAGAGCAAGTTTGTATAATGTTTGTTCGCTGGCAGATTTGCCAATTAGTTTAGCCTGAGTATCAAGGCTTTGAATATAACGATCAATCGAACGTGAAGCAGCCTCACTTGATTGTTTTGACGACTTTCCAAGACCATCAATAGACTTACGCGCCTCAGCAATGGCAGCATTAAGCTTAGAGCCATCTGCGCTTAATTCTATAATCCCTTGCCCTAGCACTGTCATTTTTTATTGTCCTTCAAAGTAGATAGTGCAGCATCTTCCATCACTCTCAAATCATGGAATACAGTTTTTTGATCTTTTACTTCACAGTATTCCATCACAACAGGTAAAGCATTATAGTCTAATCCTGATGCACCATTATTGCCTACTCTCCACTGTGTACCCATGGCAATGAATACATTTACAGATTCTAAGCAATCAGGCCATATCTGAATTGTTCTAGCCTCTTCTGCTTCTTCCATCGTTAGCCCAAACATCGCCGCCTCTTCTGCCGATGATCCCTTAGAATACAGGGAAACGGCTGCGGCTATGAGTTTTTTGTTCTAGCCTGTACTAACTGATTGATGTAAGTTTCAAAAGTAGCTAATCCAGCACCGGCATAGTTCTCAAGCAAAGTCTCAACAGAATCATTATTAAATTCGTCCGTCAATTCCCAGCCGACAACCATATCAAGGAACGATTCAAGATCAGTTTTACCAGCGCGAGTTTCGATAAATTCATTCAGCGCAGATTTCGTGCGGTGCTTGAATTCCATTTCGACATCAACAGGCTTATCTCCTGCCACCGGGATCCCCACCTTTGCCTTGAAGGTAGGATTTGCTACCAGTTTAAGTTTCGCCATGATTATGCTGTATAGCGTACAGGCTCATTCAACAGGGACAATGTAACCTCAACCGCCATGATTTCATTCACAGTCAGAGAAGGTGTCTTGTTCAGGCTGATATAAGCGTTATACAGGATAATTGCGCCACTTGGTAGAACGATCTTAACGGCACGTTGCAGACGGTCATCGTTAGCTGTAGAGGCCAATATATAACCAGCAAGTGTCGGATCATCGGCAATGCTCAAAGTTAAACCAGCCGCGCTCTTGAATGTTGGGATTCGTTTCTGTGCATCAGATTCAAGCAGTTGGTATTCAAGGAATTGCTGCTCGCCACCGCTTGAAGTACTGGAAAGAACCTGAGAAAGCTGAGTCCATCCAGTAATCTCGCGCACTGTACCTGTACCAGTTCCAGAAGGATAGATTGTTGTTGATGTTGTATTGTAACCTTCAAGCGGAACATCATTCACAGATACAGTGCCAGCGCGTACAATCTTATCAGTCAGACGCGACCATCCAGAAGTTACCTCGATATAATCGCCGGTTGCTACACCATGAGATGCTTCCAAGGTTGCGACACCGGGATCTGCGTTAGTCAAGGCAGACATTGTTTTTGCAGCACCATAACCTGATGCGATTGATACGATTGCGCCGTTAGGCAAGCTAATACTCATGATTATTTCCTTTCAAAAAGTTACTGCCAAAAGCTAAAATCCTGCCGTGAACCGCGCAGTCCGGTTTCTACTTCATAACTCGCAACCGGCGCAGATAAAACAGTCGGATGCAATGTTGTTGCAGCTCTTAAAGCATCCTCTACTTGCCCCGCAATTGTAGCACAATTTCCTCTTGTGTCACTCCAAATGTTTATTTGGAAACGCGAATTTTTCTTGCTTGGTACAGTAGGATCAACAAAGTTTACACCTGTTCCGCCTATTTGCTGATAGGTGATATAAGGGCGCAGAGTATTAGCAGGGGCTAAATCAGGGTATACCCGATTACTTACCAGTGTTTTCAGAGTTTCATATATTCCTGCTTCAATTGTCATGCTATCCTCTCAGCAATTCTACTCATCCCAGCGGATACTGCTTCGCTCATCTTATCAGCAGCGGGCCTAAT